ACATTCAACAGGCTCTAGTAACACTGCTGTGGGTGCATCTGCATTGAACGCAAACACAACAGCTTCTAACAATACAGCTGTAGGTAAAGACGCATTAGGAGCTAATACAACTGGAACTAAAAATGTAGCTTTAGGAGCTTCGGCTTTAGATGCAAATACAACAGCAAATAATAATACTGGAATTGGTTTTAATTCTTTAACAGCAAATACCACAGGATCAGACAACACAGGTTTAGGTTCACAAAGTCTTGAAACAAACAGTACTGGAATAAATAACGTAGCTATTGGAGTACAAGCTTTAGAGGCTAATACAACAGCTTCACAAAATACGGCTGTAGGTACATTCGCATTAGCTCTAAATACTACAGCAAGTAATAACACTGCGGTTGGTTACCGAGCTTTAAATGCAAACACAACTGGTGCCACAAATACGGCTATTGGTGATGATTGTCTAAAAAATAATACTACTGCAAGTAATAATGCTGCTGGTGGTTACAGAGCTTTAGAAGAAAATACGACAGGAGCTTCAAATACTGCTTTTGGAAGTGAGGCATTAAGAGAAAATACTACGGCTGGAAATAATACTGGATTTGGAAAATCAGCGTTATTTGCAAACACAACTGGAGGATTTAATACAGCCGTAGGTTCGATTGCCTTAGATGCTTGCACGACAGGTGATAATAACGTGGCTATGGGTTATGCGGCTTTAACGGATTTGTCTGACCAAGGTAACTGTACAGCCATAGGAAATCAAGCTGGCGAAAATGCTGTTGGAGGTTCAAACACTTTTGTCGGATACCTTGCTGGTAAAGGTCTTAGTTCTGGATGTAATGGTACATCTAATACAGCAGTTGGAAGAGATGCTTTCTCAGGGGGTACGTCTGGTAGTAACAATACTTGTGTGGGTAGAGATGCTGGGTCAACTATTACAACAGGAAGTAACAACACCTTAATAGGACATGATGCTGGCACAGGTAATTCACCAGCATCAATGGTGACAGGAAGTAATACTGTTTGCCTTGGTGACAATAGTGTTACTAGCTTTAACTGCAAAGTCTCTTTGACAACTGGATCTGATGAAAGAGATAAAGCAGACATAACTGATTTCACAAAAGGATTAGACATTATTAATTCTTTAAGACCTGTTACTTATAAATGGGATAATAGATCAAACTATAGCGATGATTTGAGTGTTACTCCTGACGGAACACATAAGAATCCCAAACTAGATATTGGCTTAATTGCACAGGAAGTAGAAACAGTTGTAAAAGCTAATGGTTATGGTTCTGATGAAAATAATTGTTTATTATTTAATAAATCAACAGATGGGTTATATTATGGTTTAACTTATGAACGATTTATTCCTGTTTTAATAAACGCAATAAAAGAATTATCAACTAAAGTCACAGCCCTCGAAGCAGGGTAAACTAAAAGTAACCTAATTTTTAATCATGGAAGAAAAAACTGCTGACGAAATCGCTAAGATTTTCACAAATGCTGGCGATAGCGTAACTGTTATTGGTACGGCTCAAGGATCAGATGAAACTGATGCTGATTTTAAAGACAAGATCAAGCGTAATGTAGAGCATCTTGAAATTATCAAAGACTACAAGAAGCTTGATGGTACGACTTCTATCTGGACATCTGAAGATTTTACAGCCATTGATGCTGCCATCACTGCTGGTAAGAAACTCTACTAAATTATGAACCTCCAGGAAAGACTACAACAGCTTGCTCAGCAAAGAGAGCAATTATGGATTGCTTTGCACGAAACTAACGGTGCGATGAAGATTTTGGAACAGCAGATTCTTGAGACTCAAGCTGTACCCGAATCAAACCAGCCATCAGATACAGAGGCATCAACCCCACAAGAAGCAACAGCACCATCAGAGTAAGTGGTGCTACCATTTTATTAAGTAATTCTTTGACCATGTTTCAAAAAATCTGTAACTATCTTTCAATTTTATCTACTGTCTTAGTTCTGGGAATATTAGGCGGTGGGTTTTTTACATTTAAGTATGTGACCTCCGAGCAATTCAAGAATAAATTAATGAACGAAGTATTGGGTAATGTGCAGGCATTAATGCCAAAAATGTTAGATAATAACCTCCTAGACCTGACAGGGCCATCTTTACCAATTCCATCAAAGAAAATTGGTTTATGAATTGTTTTTGGTGCGATGCTGAACTTATAACAAGTGGTGATATAGATATTGATGAGTCAATGCCAACTTATCCTGAGTTTTCGGTGATGACTAATTTATCTTGTCCTAAATGTTTGTCACAAGTAGAAGTTCTAAAAAAAAGAGATGCCTACGATTGAAATACAAGAAATATATATTCCTGATATATCTATTCCTGTAATAAATGATCCACAGATAACAATACAACCATCATTTCCACAAGTACCCACTTTTGGTTGCACCTCCACTCATAGAGATACAAAAAATACAGGTAATTTTAATCTGATATTTGATGATCCAAGTGGTACAAGTACAAGCTGTCCTTATCCAACCTTCATACCCTTAAACTACCAGCCAGACCAGTTGATAATAGTGGAAGAAAGTCTGCCCTCCATAGATTCACCACCATTACCAAAATCACAATCGACTGAAGTACCACCAATAAAAAAAAAGAAAGAGGAGAATATTTTGCCACCCTGTCCTGGTAAATCAAACCAGCGAGTTGGGGATTTTCGTAACGAAAAACGCTTAGAACGTGTCATCGGCCATAAAAGAGGGGATGATGGGATTGAATGTATAACACTTTATGAGGATGTCCCGTTTAAGGATCAGTACATTCCAGAAGTTTCTAGCATTGTATCTACTGCTGTTATTGGCTTGGTCGCTGCCAGTTCTCCACTTTTACTTAATATCATCAAACCATTAGTTAAGAATATCGTAAAAAAACTTACAAAGAAAAAAGATAAGGTAGAATAGATATTAAGCGACCAGACTCATTATCAAGTTGTTAACTCAACCTCTGCTCTGTTGAAGCGTCAGTTGCTCTTTAGACAAGTCTTACCACAGCCCGTGGCTTGTCTTATTTTTTTGCGATGGCTAATATTAAAGTGGTGGTCATAAACCGACTCCTCACACACACTCTAAAGTAGGTAGGTTTTCTTTATTTTCCTATCTACTTTTCTTTTTGTATCTTGTGGGTGTGAGGTATTACCTGATTAGGTGGGATTGTAACCTTTATCCCTTCACAACTAACGGCATAATTACCAACGAACTGAACACCAAGCTTTGCCTGTTCCCCACATATTTTGAGCCTATACAAGGCCATCTCCATTTTGGTTTTTTCTATTAATAATTCCTGTGCCTTGATATTAACGCTTGCTGCCTTCTGGCATAAATCCTGACCCTTACCAAGTGGAATATTGAACTGCATACTGATTCCATAGTTTAAATTATAATTATCCTTCTCGAACCGTGGTGTCTCCTGAACATACTTGATCTCTCCAGTATCCTCGTCATAAATATTCTGTCTTGTAACGGTTTCTATGGGTCTGTTAAAGCTCCAGGCATCGGTCATATAGGGAGTAATTGTCAATGAAGGGCTTGAACATATAATCCCCTGTGAATACTTGTTGGTGGGTACTCCTGATGGAGTTATCATTGTTGCATTATTGTTGACGACCCCTTGAGCCGTGCTATTGGGCGAGGCCACGGTGGTCGAGGCAAACACCTCAACAGGAAATAATAATATTGATATTACTGCCCAAAGGTAGTTTCGATTTGCGTTG